AAAAGAAGCCTGCCATGTTATTTTAATCTCCGCTATATTTAGCCTATAAATATTCTCATGAACACCACCGATACCCTACACATGTTACGGGCCAACTTGGCCGAGCTACAGACTGCTTATAATCAAGAGCCCAGCCCAGAATTGTTGGCCAACATATTTCAGCTACAGGTAGCAGTTCAAGAGCTAGAAGCGTCAGCAGCCTCTTCTAGTTGAGGAACATACAGCTCAGCTAAAATCCTGCGGGTATCTTCCCACGATGTAACTGCATGTACCCTATGGGCTCGCTGGGCCAAACTCCAATCGTTACCACCCTGTTCTGTCCGGTCCCCGAAGAACACTATGTTGTCAATACTGTCGGCAATCTGTGCTTTGTCCCAACCCCGAGGGTAAATGTCAATGCCCGTAGCCCCTGCAACAGTAGCGGATAATTCTGGGTATTCCATCTCGATCAACAGGGCCAACTTACGGCGCTCTTGATTACTTCTATCCCAAGCTTCATATAGCCCACGCTGTTCTACCCCAGCACCACGCCCTAGAGTACTGAAATTAACCAAACCCCCACGGCTTTCAATGTGCTGACCAGTCTTGATGGGCCAAGTGCTGGCGGCTAACAGACCCTTCAAATAGCCCTCTTGTTCGGGTGTAAGAGCCCAATCACGTGACTGCTCCAGCACACCCTGACGATAGAAATAGTTGCCCGCACAGTTATAAACTCCCGTGACAAACTCAGCAAGATCCCGGCCCACTTGTTCAACAGTTTTGGGATAATCAGAACCCGTGATCAAATAGACAGGTTTATGCTCCGCCCAGGACTTAAACCACGCCTTGAATTCCGGGTCCATAAGCCCGCGACTAGGTGTCAGTGTGCCATCTACATCAAATACAAAATTATACATATCAACAACTCCAATCGCATACTTATACAGATAAATACCCCATGCATAAAAAACAGTTAGAACAAGCCCTACTGCAATGGAGCGCAAGAGAAACGGAAAACAGCCGTTTTGCCCGCCACGATGTCTCTACCCGTCGTGCTCATCAATTGGGTCTAATCCTGGGACTGTTATCAAGTGTATGTGAGCACGACTTTTATGCGAAAAATCTAGTGTTGAAGAAGCTATGTTTAAAAGACTGATGTCCCTAATAGATCCCGAGACTAATCCCATAGCGTTCAATGTATATCACATATTATGGATATTCCTAATAGTAGCGGCCTGTTACTATCTACACTTATACAGCTTACCTCTACTGATCATAGTAGCAGCCATATCAAGCGAATTCTAAACAACTGTATATACACAAGTGTATAAGCGATGAGATTGTATAGCTCTCAGTCTGCTCACTGTATATTAAACAACTGTATAAGCAATAGCATAGTGTATATAAGACCCCGTTGTAAAGAGTCAAGAAGCTCAAATTCTACGGTAAATTTACTTTGGTATAGGGTCTAAATTTACTTTGGTATTATCTTGTATATACAGTGGGGGTACCGTAAGAGGGCGGTGGGATATGGTGAAATATGGTTGGCACCATTCTAGCATAGTGTCTCATCACTGTCACCATAATTTCTACTATACACTACAGTTTTCAGCGTAGAAACAACACTTTTTGGACGATTTTCTGCCAAAAACCCAGTCAAATCCCACCGAATCACCACCGATTCTTGACGGTTTTGTCACGGTTTTGCCACACATTTGATTGACAAAACCACGACCCCGTTGTATAATATTGCTTATACACTAAGTAGAGTTGAAAGGTTTATATGGGGCGCATACTAAAGAGTTTCTTCATTGGCTTCTTTGCAGTGTTCTTCTACAAGAGCTATCAGTATAAGCAGCGTGATCGTGATCGCATGTTAGCTGAGATCGCACGTAACACTAGAAAGTAACTGTATATACAGTGACCCCGTTGTAAAGGATATATGACTAGAAGGATAGGTATTATACAGAGTCGTGGATTGGGCGATCTGATCATTGCTCTGCCCATTGCACTGCACTATAAGGAGGCTGGATACGATGAGATTCTCTGGCCCATTTGTGAAGAGTTTATTAGCACAATGCGTAAGTGTGCTCCTTGGGTAGAATGGATCCCGTTAAAGACTACTCGTGATGGGTCGTTCTTTTACTTCCATGCACTCAATAACTTGAAGTATAGGGACTGCGAGGACATCATATGCTTGTATCAGTTCCTAAGCAATATGCCCGAACTAAGTGATCCGGATCTGTTCCCAATATTAAAGTTCGATCAATACAAGTATGCAGTGGCGGGAGTGCCATTTAAGAACAAACAACGGTTGACTGAGTGTATAACTCGTGACCCCGTTGCAGAAGATAGGGTGTATAAGCAGGTTGTTACTGGGGACAAGTATATAGTAGTACATGATCAAGGGTCGGATGTACGTGTAGATCTAGACTGGAGTGAAGCTGAAGCTGCTGGTTATCAAGTGGTAAAGATCCGGGAAGGTGTTAGTGATAATGCATTAGACTGGCTTAAAGTACTAGAGGGCGCGGAGTCACTGTATCTAATTGATAGCTGCTACAGCAACCTAGTGGATGGCCTGGACATGCATAGGGACAAGTGGTTTATCCGCCGTAGTAAGATGGATCTAACGCCCGTACTGCTGTCAGACTGGAACTACTTTCCGCTTGCTAGCATAGGCAAGTGACTGTATAATATTAGTTGAGAGGGGCCTATAGCTCAGCGGTGAGAGCAGAGGACTCATAATCCTTTGGTCGTGTGTTCGAATCACACTGGGCCCACCAATTTAAACCCTAGAAGAACAGGATATATCAGCTGGGCTGACAGCAGGGGCTTGCCGCCCGAGAGCTGTAAAGAAGGCTGTGAAGTAGTTGTCATAGACCACTGTAACTGTTCAGAATCCAGGACCTAATTCGGCAAGAGGTTAGGGCTCGCGGGCTGATACCCTGCAGGAACAACTGGATGGGGCGTGTGTGGGAGACCTGCCCAGCACACGACTGAGAAACCCTAAGACCCTTGTGGTTTTAGGGTCTTTTCTTGACGGCCGGCTCAGTTTGCGTTATAATACAGTTTTAAGGGAGCTAGAATGCAAGACCAATACAAACTGCAAATCGACAAAGCCTTGTTACAATTACAAGCATTAATAGACCAGGAGTTCGAGGAAAACGAAAGCATACAAAATGCTTTTAACGCACTTGCCTGCGCTCTAGACGAAGAAATGTTGTAAAAATACAACGACCCTACAGACTGTAGGGTTTTGCTTGACCTTGTGGTAAAACCTTGCTATAATACACACATGACAGCAACAAACACACATCGTAAAAAGCGCACTGACCGCACTCATGTGGTCTATGAGCTGAACGTCATGGGCTTGACCTATGTAGGCGTTACTGCAAAGACAGAAAGCACTGCATTGAAGTCGGCAAAGACACGAGCTGCCAAGCACTTTTATCGTGCTAAGACAGAAGGCAAGAACTGGCTATTGTGCGAAGCTCTGCGTGAGCTCAACGACAAGAGCGAGATTGTTGTTCGTGTTTTGGCCGTAGTGCGTGGCAAAGCAGAAGGTCATGCGCTAGAAGTACAAATCCGCCGCGAGCTTGAGCCCGCATTGAACACTGACTGCCGAGGAGACTGACATGGTTGATAGAACACGACATACCGCATACGTTTGGAAAACAGATCGTCGTTGCAAGACTGGCGAGCGACTGGTATCCACTACAGTATGGGAAGGCCGGGATGCACTCACAGTGATCCGAGAAGTAGAGGCTGTTTGGCCTGCGAGCCAGTTCCGTGTTGAGGTTGTGCCTACGACCAAGTGGGTAAAGAACTTGATGACCGGGCAAATGGTTGAGATCGCACACGACACGCCTCGTTCGTGCGATCCTAGCTCGGAACTCTACTGGTCTATGTAAAGACCCTAAGACTTGACAGGTCTTTGGTTTTACCGTATAATTAAGGCTTACACACTAAGGAGCACTTGAATGTCAATTCAAACCGTTAATGCAGAGATCTTGGCAGGCAACTTCACTAACGAGCAACTGGGCTCGATCATCGATGCTGTCAAGTTTGCCCGGGCACGCCTGAGCGAGAAGAACAAGCGCTCGATCACCTTGGGCTCAAACGTCAATTTCACCAGCACCAAAACTGGCCAAAACTATACGGGCGTGGTCACAAAGATCGCGATCAAGTATGTTACAGTCAAGACCATCAGCGGTCTGTGGCGGGTGCCTGCTAGTATGCTGACAGTGATTGCAGACGAACGCGAGTACGCTTAACCCTACAGTGGGCAGGGTTATTGACAGCCCTGCCCAAATGGTGTTATAATACACACATCGCAACAAGGAGCACACTATGTCAGTCATTTACAAAGCAGGCGAGAAGACTTTCAAAGCCAGCGAAATTCTGTGGGCAAAGCGGGAGCTGATCGACGCCGTTGTTGAGAGTGCCTTGATCAACCAGACTGAGGGCTTTATTGAGATGATCATGGACGGGCAAGAGGACATGAGCCGTAACGCGATCAATGAAACGCTGAAAGGCGTTAAAGACAGCGCTGGGGACTTTCTCAACGACATGATTGGCGATCTCAAGCACGAAATTGAGCGCCGGCTTGAGGCTGCTCGCTACGGCGCGGCTGTTACGGGCTTGAAGTTTAATCTCGCTGGCGAAGTAACAGACATTGAGGTCGATGTAAGCGTAAGCTTCGAATAACCCGCCACTTGACAGGGTCTTTGAATCCTGTTATAATACACACATCAACAACGCACTAAGGAGCTCTAATGTACGGATTTGATCATCGCAAAGTTCGCCCTGCAACTAACCGTCTGATCGACATGATGGACGAGGGCTTGATCGACGCTCGCGCTGTGGCAGACATGGCATTGAGCTGGCTCTCGGAGTACGATGTAGCAGAGATGATGAAGGCCAACGACATTATCGAGCAGGACGAGGAGGACGAAGAATGAGTTGGAATGTATTTCACAAGGGCAAGTGGATCGATCGTGTGTTCTTCACCAAGAACTGCGATCAAAAGTATGTACGTGACAGCCTGATCAACCACGACGGATATCCGGTTGACATTGTGGTAAAACCGGGTGTATAATATACACTTCACACTAAGGAGCAAACATGCGACACTATGACGAGCTGGCTACATTCGAACGCGACGGGTTTCTTGTGTTTGTAGATAAGACCTATGAGGACATTGACCCTTGGTCACAGTTGAGCGAATGCTTTGACTCTAAGCGCAAACTCTACGCAGACATTGAGTCGGGCAAGTACGATTGGTTCATGTTGCGAGTGCGTGTTATGCTGGACGGACACGAGTTGGGCTCGCACTACCTGGGCGGATGCTTGTACGAGAATGCCGCAGATGTGCTCACTGACGGAACAGTTGAAGACTGCCTGATCGAAGCTATGCACGAAGCAAAACAAGAAGTCAAACGTTTGAAAGAGAAGCTGAATGCGATCGCAGTCGAATGAAGTACTACAGTGGGTTGGGACTGCGTTCATTCTTGTGATGTATGCATTAATGAATTTCTTTCCCAACATGCACCCCTACAATATTTGGGCAGGGCTCGGGGGTGCCATTTGCTTCTTTACGTGGAGCTACCGTGTGGCAAATAAGCAACAGATGATCATCAACGGTGTAGCAATAGCCCTATGCGTTCTAGGGTTATATAAGGCGCTGGATTGACAAACTGGTAAAACCTCTATATAATTAAGGCTTACACACTAAGGAGCAGACGATGCAAAATCTCAAAGCGTATGTAGAGTCCAAGAACAAGTGGGCTAAACTGTTTGGTGGTAAGGAGCTCAACCTCAAGAGTGCCGCAGACCGCCAGGAACTGGCCCGTGACATTGACTGCGCTCTAAGCCCAGAAAACATTTCCTGCGATGGCGAACTGCCTGCTCGACAGGTTATGGCCCGTCGTGCCGCACTGCACAAGGTTGCGGCAGAGCTGTTGGCTTTGGATCCCTCTGTTGAAATTCACGAATACTACTAAGGAGCCGCTATGGATCGCGAAGAAATGGTCGACTACCTGATTGACTCGGACTTCAGGTACATCATGGATTGTGCCAACGGTCCCGAGCTGTTGGACTCTTACCTGGGCTTTGGCTTCAAAGGCTACAGGAACTTTACTGACGATGAACTTCGCTACGAAGTAGCACAACGCAAGGAGATGGAAAATGCCTAATTGGTGCTCAAACGGTATTACACTGCGTCACGCAGACCCTGCAATGATCGATCGCGTGATCAAAGGCCAAGAAGGCCTGCTGATGGAGTTCTTGCCTACTCCCCAAGAGCTGATTGATACTGTATCTGGCTTTATGGGTGAGGACAAGCGAGCCGCTCACGAAGCCCAGCAAGCAGCCAACATTGAGAAGTATGGCTACAAGGACTGGTACGATTGGAATGTGGCCAATTGGGGTACCAAGTGGGATTTCAACTTGGAGAACGTTGAGCGACAGGATCCTAACACAGTGACAGCGAGCTTTGAAAGTGCCTGGGCTCCTCCCACTGGTGCTTATGAGAAACTGATGGCTCTGGGCTTTGAGGTTGAAGCCATGTATTACGAGCCCGGCATGTGCTTTGTGGGCAAGTGGGACAATGGTGAGGACGACTATTACGAATACAGTGGCGAGACTTCTGCTACTGTGCGTGAAGCGATTGGCGCTGAGTTGGATGACTACTTTGGCATCTCAGAGGAGATGGCACAGTATGAGGAGGAAGATCAAGAATAACCCTACAGTCCTCAGGGTTTTTGGTTGCTCTCTTGTTAGTGTTGCGTTATAATACACTTACACTAACAAGGAGCACTTATGCAAACAAATTGCACACTGTACGCAAAACTAGTTAAAAACAAGCGTTTGCAAACTTATCGTTTAGTTTTTAGTTTTGATGCACACAATCGTATTACAGTGCAAAATGCTGTACTAGTTACAGGAGATGTAGCTAGTTTTACTGACAGTGCAGAATATGTTGCACACAGTTTGCAACAAGCTATTGCTGTGGCTAAAAAACAACTGCGTACAAACAACGTTGTAGAACTGTTTTAATAACACTGCACAGCGCAGGGTTATTGCTTGCGCTGTGCTTTGTTTTGCGTTATAATACATTTTTAACAGGAGCAAAGCAATGCAAAAATTAACACTTGTGCGTTTTGAACGTGATGTAGATTGTATTATTACAGAGTTTGATTGTGCGTTTGCTGTTACTACAGCAGGGGACGGCTTGTGGGGCTGTGAGGCAGGTAGAAAAGTAAATGTTACAGGTATTACTGTTATTAATAACATTTATGAACAAGAATTTTACACAATGGTAAATGTGCAACACGACAGCACATGGGACATTTATACAGACAGTGCTTTTGAAAATGCTATTAGCGACGCTGTGGGTTTTGCTGTAACATTTACAGAGCAGGGTATGCAAGAGGACAACTACGCGAGCATGGAAGCGTAATAGTTGAGCACAGCACAGGGTTATTGATTGACGCTGTGCTGTGTTTGCGTTATAATACACACTTAGCAACAAGGAGCACACATGACGTTGAAGGAACAGATACTTGCTAAAATTGCAGAGGTTGATGAGATGCTGTTTGACGCAGAATGTGACAAGGTGCAACTTGCAGAGATTGGCGACGTGTGGGCTGAGGTACAAAGTGCTGTAGCACAACTACAACAGGTGGTTGACTACTACTTGGACTGATGCTAAAATACAGTTTTAACAGGAACGAGAGATGCAACTAACAAACAAGCAAAAGGCAGACAAACTGCGTGAGGCAATTGCACTGCTACAGGATGTTGATGCACTGCAACAAGTAGGCACAGCAGAGCTGGATGGAGATGTGTGCTATGAGTTGCACAATGAGATTGACAACATTATAGACACGCTTGAGGAAGCTATAGAGGAGCTGGAAGCAGAATAACCCGCCACTTGACAGGGTTTCCAAACCCTGTTATAATACACACATCAACAACGCACTAAGGAGCTGAAATGTCTAACTACCCTAACATGTCCTACTGCATGTGCAACAACACTTTCCTGGCCCTGCAACAGGTTGTGCAGGCAATGCAAGAAGAAGGCCCTATGTTCCTGCGTGAGATGAACAGGGACGAGCGTCGTTACTTTGAAGCACTGTTTGGCATGTGCGAGGACTTCATGTCTATGAGCGAGGAACTTCAAGAAGAATTGGAGCGCGAAGAGCGCGATGGTCAGCCTGACGAAGCGCAAGAGTGGGCAGACTTTGACCCTGATTGCTGAAGTGCCAATCCCGGCCATACGCCCTGCAACACGCCTGGGTAGTCGCCGGGGTTGACACCGAGGCTAAACGGTGTTATAATACACACATCAACAACGCACTTAGGAGCACACAATGATCGGTAAAACTATTCCTTCCAGCACTGGCGGCACCATCACTTTCACCAAGACTGGCCTGATCCACAAGGCTGGCAGTGCCTATAGCGGCAAGATCGCCGCTCAGGAAGCTAAACAAAAGCCCGCCAAGAAGAAGGGTTAATGGTTGCCCAAACAGCAGTTTGGGGTTATAATAGATACATACTGACACACTAAGGAGCACTTGAAATGGCAACTCGTTCTACTATTGCACTGGAATACGCAGACGGTACTGTTGGGCAGATCTACTGCCACTGGGACGGCTACTTGGATCACAACGGCAAGATCCTGCAAGAGCACTACACAGACGCTTTCAAAGTGCGCGACCTGCTTGACGGTGGCGACACTTCTACGCTGTCTGAGAATGTTGCGGACTGCGAGTTTTACACCAAGCGTGGCGAGGAACTGAACCCCCAGCGTATGTACAAGGACTTCCAAGAGTACGCACGTGAGTGCCAGCGTGAGGAGTACGACTACATCCTGCGACGCGACGGCCGTTGGTATGTGTCTATGTACGGCACAGACGGCGAGTACCTGTCTATGCAGGACGCTTTTGAGTTCCAATCACGTGAGGAGTGCGAAGAATGATCAAGGTTGTTACGAACAGTCTGGGCAGTGGCGATTGGGTCACTGTCAAGGGCCACTGCGGTGAAGTACTGTTTGAAGGACACAGGGCAGGTGCCCAAGACATTGTTGATATCCTGAACAGACTGCTGGACTGCGGTGCCGAACTGATTGAAACAACTGACGAACAACTGGAAGAAGGGGCATATTGATGCCGGGTTTTAAAAGTAAAAAGGAAATGGCTATGGCTAAGGTCGCTGAACTGGCGTATGATATCGAGCAACTGTACATCGAGGGCTTGAGTGCCAAACGGATTGCCGCAGAGCTGAACTGCCCTGTGGATATGGTGCTCGAAGTTTTGGAGAGTTTTGGTGTGGCAGATGCGCCACAAGATGAGGAGATCTATAGTCCCTACTACGGCGCCTAATTCCAGAAAACGGTTGACACCTCCGTCCAAAGGTGTTATACTTTAATTAATGCGTAAGAGAGTTACGCAGAACACACAGACATTCACTTAAGGAGATCAATATGTCTAAGTCTTTCACTCATGCAGGTGTTTCTAAACTGGACGGTAAGTTCAAAATGCGTTTCGCAAATGACAGCCTCCGCACTAAGGTGCTGATCAAGAATGGTCACACCGATATCGATATTGTCGAGCTCAAGCATCCTATGAACAAAGAGGAAGCCGTTGCCTATCTGTTGTCAATTGACTTCGACAACGGCAACAAAGAAGTCCGAGCTGCTATCGAAGCAGAACAGGGCAAGCGAGCTCCCAAAGAGCCCAAAGCCAAAGTGGCTAAGGTTGAGAAGGTCAAAGCAGTTAAGCCTGCCGCAAAGACCAAAGCTAAGCCTACTATGGAGTCTATCAAGGCAAAAGCTGCTAAGGCCAAAAAGGTCACAGTGCCTGCGGACGCAGAAGACGCACCTTTCTAATACTGCCGTGTGAAGGCAGGGGGCAACGTCAATAAGACCCCCACCTACTCAACGGGGTCTTAATATACACTAACGGAGCAAACAAATGAGTAGATTACAACTGCACGGTCGTCCGTGGGTAGTATTCAACGCTAAGGATAAAGATCATCGGCGCTGGTTCGCTGACTTTAATAAGTCAGGTGCTTGGGGTCGTTGCCCAGTTCGTTTTGTGGTAAATGAAGATCACGGCGATCTCATTACTCAAATCCAAAGAGAACTGATTCAGTTCTATGTAGATAAGGAATTTGGCAAATTTAATGCTTGATTTTCTTCGACAGTTCCTGTATTATTAATACTAACTGCTAAGGCAGTATAATATAGAGGAAATAAAATGTTGAAGAGAATCAATATGGAAACAAAAACCGGTAAGCTATTTCAAGCACTAAAGAGTGGTGAAAAGGTTACTCCTGCAGAAGCTTCTAAGCGTTTTGGTATTAAGAATATCAGTGCAGAAGCAAGTCGTATCCGCAGTGCCGGTTATGCAGTTTATGCGAATACTCGCAAGGCTGGTAATGGTGTTACCGTTACTGAATACCAAATTGGTATGCCTAGCCGTCGTGTAGTTGCCGCAGGTTACAAGGCTCTTGCTCTCGGCCTTGCTTAAAAACTGAGAGTTCGCTCCTAAGTCCTGGGGGTAGTGTCCCAGGCACCCGAGCCCTGCCTGCTGTGAAGCATCGCAGGGCTCATCTTTTCTCTTGACTTTTTGGCAAGAGATGCTATACTAAAGACTCATTAGAAAGGAGTCGAAGATGGCAAGAATCACCGCCCCCACTGTACAGGCTTTCAAAGTTGAGCTAACCGAGTATGAACGTGGTTGGGGACAGAAGCACTGGGACACCTGGTATTTCGACAACGAAGCGGAAGCTCGTGAGGCAGCAATTGCCTACAACAGAGAGCACAACACCGCCAGCTCTGCACCCGATTGGTATGTGCGGGCAGACTACATAGGTCCAGTCCGCTAAACAAAGCCCGCCGCAATGGCGGGTTTCTCTTGTCCAAAGTGCCAAAAGGTCTTATAATACATACATAGACAGCAACAAACAGGAGTTAGAAATGGAAATGATCGTAGCATACTTGGTAGGTGTTGTGGTAATGCAGGGCCTGTTCGCACTCCGTGCTCCGCATGAAGAAGCCCTGACAGTGTTCGTGCTCTGCTTGTTCTGGCCTGTGAGCATTGTCTTGATGGTGCTGTTGGTCCTGATGCAGATGGTCCGTTGGGAAGTTGAGGTTGCAGAAAGCACCAAGCGATTCGGCTATCGCAAGCCTACAAACCCTAAGGCTCATGGCTTTGCCGTTACCCTGTTCAATACAGAGTTCCAGTTCTACTCCTTGAAAGCCTAACATGAACATCTACACCGTCCGCGACAACCTGATCAAGACCATTGAGGGCAAGCAGGCCTACCTGGAAGAAGTCCGCAAGGCCCGTGAGCAACTCTCAACCGTAGAAGGTGCTGGTGCCAATGCCCAGGATTCAGCACTGTTTGCCACACAGGAGTTCCTGAAGATCAACATCATAGAGCTGACTAAGATCCTTAAAGATGTCACAGAGTGTTGCACAATCGCCACAGAACAATCTTGGATAGGGGTTGACAGGCAGGGCGGGATCTGATATAATACATACATCGCAACAAGGAGCTGACTATGCTGAAACTGATCGGGATCGTTACATTGATTTGGGCAGGGTTCCACTTCGGTATCATCCAGCTGATGGCCCTGTGGTCTATGGTTGCTCTTTCTTTTGTTGCAGGAGTTTGATATGGCATACGTGGTAATGGATTCGATGCGCGAACAGTACGGAACCCGCAAAGGACTAGAAGGTCCGTTCAACTTCTCCGGGCGTGTTCTGTACTACGATCCCAAGGAAGGCAGCTACTACGATCCCAAGACTGACTTCTATGTGGAGCAGAGTGAGATGGATGCAATCAACAATCAGTTCATGAAAATGATTGACAAGGCTGGTCGCTGACAGTATAATACATACATCGCAACAAGGAGCACACAATGCAAGATCACATCAATGACATGTACGAGCAACTGGCTTTCCTGGACGAGATCGCTGACCAACTAGACGATGAATCCAATGCTCGCACCAATGCCATGCGAGCCCAACTGATCCAGGAAATCCGTGATCTGCAGGGTCTGGGCACTGCCCAAGTTGATACCAAACTCACTGCTCAAACCAACGACAATTGGTACGACGAGCAACACGAGCTTGACACAGACTACCTTTGAGGATATAATACAATTATGCAAGCACTAATCAATCTCACAGTCGTAATGATGCCCATCATCGTTATGGGTTTGGCCCTGATCCTCAAAGGAGAGTTCTAATGGAAATCACAATCGAAGGGTTGAATGCCCGTCAGCGAGTCCTTGCTGACATCATCTGGGCCTGCGAGACCCGCAAACAGATCAACGAGTTCATCCGCAGTCTGCCTACTGTCCAACTGCAAGACGAAGCCCGAGCTATCGTCGATCTGATGATCATGGCCACCGTCGAACAGTGCTACGACGGACTCAGCCCTATGAACGAAGCACAATCACTGATCCGCAAGGTATCCAAATGACTAATGTAATCGCAACCATCGTCGTGGGCTTGGCCCTAATCGTATTCCTGAGCTTCCTGCTGGCCCTGCCCGTAATGCTCCTGTGGGACGCCGTTATGCCTGCAATCTTTGGGCTAACCACCATAACCTGGTTTCAAGCCTGGGGTCTTAGTCTGCTCTGCGGACTGTTGTTTAAAAGCCACACAACCACAAAGAAGGATTAACCCTAGAGGTTGACAGGTCTTTGGTTTTACCATATAATACATACATCAACAACGCACTAGGGAGCAGACTATGAAACAAGGCGAAACACAGATCTACAAGGGCATCGGTGCTATCACAATGTCTAAGACAGAGGACGGTGATCGTTGCTATATCTACACTCACTTCTTCACAGGTAAGAGCTTCGAGGAAGACACCATCAAGGGTGCCAAAGAGATGCTGGATTGGGAAGAAAAGCAGGCCGTAGATGTCCGTGCCGCTATCGAAGTTCTGAGCCGCAGGGGCTACAAAATCTTCAAAGAAATGGCTTGACAACCGGGTCGAAAGGCCTTATAATACATACATCAACAACGCACTAAGGAGCACTAAATGACTGCAAAAGACTTTAACCTGGAAGCCGTGCAAGACGCCCTGAACGAAGCTGGCATCCAAGCCCGCACTGCCGCTAAACTGGCTCTGCAGAAGTTCGGCGATCGCGACGCCTGTGGCTTTGCCTGGGTCAATGTTTATAAGGTGCGCTCCAACAGCAAGTTGGGCAAGGCACTGCAAGCCGCTGGCTTCCGCAAGGACTACACCGGCGCCCTCTGCTTGTGGAACCCCAGCAAAGCAGGCGTGCAGAGCGTGGGCATCCTGGAAGCAGGCGCAGAAGCCTACGCAGAAGTTCTCCGCCAGAAACTGGGTTTGGAGTCCTGCTACGCCGGTAGCCGTTTGGACTAAGTCCTATTGAAGGGCACTTGACAAGAGTGCCTTTTGATAGTACAATACACACTTCAGCAACAGATTTAAAGGAGCACAAATGGCTAAAGCCTCGCAGAAGCCCTCAAAGGGCGCTACCGTTCTAGAGTTTGACACCGATGCTATCAAGCGCCGTGAGAACGAAGTCGCCCGTGAAACAGACGAACAGATCCTGGAACGTTTGGGCGAACGTTTCGAAATCCTTAACGAAATGACCATGGCAGTCAAGACAGGTGATGTCCGTGCTATGATTGTTAGTGGCCCTCCGGGCGTGGGTAAGAGCTTTGGTGTCGAAGCAGTACTGCAAAAGGCAGACCTGTTCAATACGCTAGCAGAGAAGAAGCCCAAGTACGAAGTGGTCAAGGGCGCTATGTCAGCTATCGGCCTCTACGCCAAGTTGTACGAGTTCAGCGAAAAAGGTAACGTGGTTGTGTTTGACGACTGCGACAGTATCCTTATGGAAGACCTGAGCTTGAACATCCTCAAGGGTGCCTTGGACTCCAGTGAGCGCCGTTGGATCAGCTGGAACACGGACAGCCGCTTGCTTCGCAGTGAAGGCATTCCAGACCGCTTTGAGTTCAAGGGTGCGGCTATCTTTATCACTAACATTAAGTTCGAGCACGTTCGAAGCAAGAAGCTCCGTGACCACTTGGACGCTCTGGAAAGCCGTTGCCACTACATTGACCTCCAAATGGACACCATGCGTGAGAAGATCCTCCGCATCAAGCAGGTAGTCAAGAAGAACGAAATGCTGGCTCGCTACGAGTTCCCGGATGCTGTACAGGACGAGCTGATCAAGTTCGTTGAAGACAACAAGGAGAAGCTTCGTGAGCTGAGCCTGCGTATGGTGCTCAAGCTAGCTGACCTGCGTAAGAGCTTTCCCAAGTCTTGGACTGCTATGGCCAAGACTACTTGTATGAAGCGAGTCTAAACATGTTACAGCGTATAACCCTTTACGCTGTTCTGGGCCTAGTCCTTGATGCGGCCCAGATCAACATCGACCACTGGGCATTCTGGTGCATCCTGGCCCTGTTCATTGCGTCAGAGTGGATGACCCGCAGAGAAGCATTGGAGTCAGTAGAAGAGTACATCAGTGCTGTCAGGGAGCAGATCGCTCGTGTAACACATGCGGCAGAAGAAGTCAAGAAGTCGTTTGAGGAGAAGAACAAATGAGCAAGTGCCAATGGATTGGGTCGGGTGAAGGCTGTACTCACGATGCAGTAGCAGGCTCTAGCTACTGTCTAGAGCACTACGCTAAGGTCTATCAAACGGGTACAGCTACCCGCCGCAAGAAAGATGCCCGCCGAGCAGCAGAGGTCTGGGACCTGGAGTCGGAGATGAATGCCGCTGTGCAGGAACTCATAGACGAAGGCTACGATCCAGCTGAACCTCGGTGGGCCGCTATTGAAGAAGAGGAAGAAGCTTGAGGGTGCTTCTTATACTGCTAGCATTAGCCCTAACCGGCTGTGCTAGCCCTATCTACCGTGCAGGCGACACTGCCGTAACTAGAGTCAGTACAACGGATCATCCTCGCCCATCAGTTATTCTAATACACGGCTGTGGAGGCACTCAACCACACGAGCACTGGATGGGCATACTGGATCAACAGGGCTTCAATACAGTACTAATAGACTACATCAGCTACCGTGGTTTTACCACAATCTGCGACAAGAATGCACCCATCAGCATCACTGCTGTGGCCAGCGATGTTGATCAGATCATTGCTTGGGTTAGAACACAGAAGTGGCACAAGGGTCGTGTGTCAGCAATGGGTTTCAGCTTTGGGGGCAGCATCACAAACACATTCACAGACCCAAAGAACCTAGAAGCCAAAGGCATCACTGCTGGCAACATCCGCAGACTAGATCGCATTGTCAGCGTGTATCCACAGTGCGGCATTGGTGCCTTAGCAGAGCAAACACTAACGCCCACGCAAGTACATTTCGGGCTCAGCGACTACTGGACACATCACTCTTACTGTATGGTAGACAGGTTAGACAAGTCTAACTACGATCTAATCTACTATCCTAACGCATATCACGGCTTTGACATGCCTGGTGTATCACTACTGGTTAATGGGCATCACAGGGTAGAATTCAACCAGCAGGCTTTTGATTTGATGAAGGTCAGGTTGGTAGAGTTCTTGAGGTGACCGGTGGGGCATGGGGGCATTAGGTTGCTCCTTTGCTTGCCGCTTGCTTACCCGCTAGCCGCTTGCCAAAACCCCACCCCAGTTAGATGTAATCACCAGGACCCGAGATCTCACTCCCTGTTTTTTACTGTAGCGCAATTTTTTTGGGCACGTATAGACCGGCCTGTAAATACACTATATGATCACAGTAACTAATCGTGCAGTTAAGATGTTTCGTGTTTGGTACCGCCCTAACATATACATGGCACCCGAAGATTGGCAGTATATTGGTATATTAGCAGTATCCTGGCTGCTGTCCATCGGTCTCGGGCTAGCTTTAGGCTTCCTGTGGCTAGCTGTTCTGTAGTTTGAAAAATTTTTTTACAGTATTTTTTTAGGGCTACTATAGACCGGTTTGTTCATATAGATAACTTACGGGATCCGGATCTACTGTTAGAATCATTGTAATCCGTCTTTCACCATCTCTATCCAGTACCACACTATGTGGTGTATAAGCACTTAAAACAGTTGGTCTAGTTATACGCAGACTGTCCAGTTCTACAGGATCAGGGTCTAAACTTACATAGCTTCTTTCACCGTTCTTATGTATTCTATAGTGTGTGTATTGCGGATCTACACTCCAAAACACTGTTCTAGCACGGCTTGAGTTCAGAATAGGAAAGTTTATTCTAGCTGCCGAACTAGTGTCATTGTGCGTGTGTATGTCATTTATTTCACGTGTTGCTCGATCTGTTGCGTACAGTGTAGAGTACAAGGGAGTTAAGTTTAGGTCAGCGAGATATGTAACTATACTAGGGCATCTAGACAACATCAACTGCATATCCATACCTTTAAATGTGTGTGGAATACGGCCATTTAAATAACCCAGCTTCCTAACATGCTCTAGCAGTTCTTCCTGTATTTTATGCTGTAAAGGATGCCAATCTAACTCTTTATAGTAGTTCATTTACTGGATCTGGATCTACTGTTACTCTCAAGCTGATTCTAGTTACAAATGTTCTTTCCAAGCTAACATTATGTGGAGCTACATGACGTAATATTACTGGTTCTGTTAAACGTAGCTCTTCAGCTAGCTCAGCAGTTGTTTCATCAAATGTTTTGTAGCGTAGTCCATTTTTTTGACTGTTCCAGCCTGTTAATTTTGCATGGTAGAATCTAGTCACGCTGTAATCACAGCCTATAACGGGTATTTCAATGCAGGCCTGTCTTAGACTAAAGCTGCCCATTAACGGACCCAAAAGTAGGCTATCGAACGTTCTTGCAGATTTAAACATAGTGATTATTCTAGCAGTGTAGCCCGATCGATCTAACAGTTCTGCTAGTTTAGGAACATGTGCTAGAGTGTCTTCTATATCTAATTTTACGGCAACACTGTTCAGTACATCGTGAATCAATCCTTGATCACGTAGGTATATGGTTATCTGTTGCTGTAGATTATAATAGTCAGAACCTGACCAGCCTAGTGATTTCCAATATTTAATTTTCTGCATAGTCTTATTTACTTGTGTAAATTAAATTAGCAGTTTATGATGTTAAAAATTTTCGCTGTTGAACCGCTTCGCGGCTCCGCCGCTGGGTGGACAGGAACGGGCCCGACCGGAATCATGCGTTTAGCAGTTACTATGTCCGTAGTGCAGTGGCAGTTGTGCTGATGACAAATAACAGGAGTAGTGGGCCATTTTAATATGGGATCGCTCAGTCGTCCTATGTAACCGCCTTCTGCACAGTTACCCCTGCGATAACTGCCGTCATACTGCACAAACAGAGTGTCCAGGCCTATGTCACATTGCCAGCCTGGAAAATAGTGTCGATCTTCAACTATCAGGCGAGTTGCCCAGGGTCCCGACACTCGTTCAGTAGAGCCATCCATATATACTGCTTGGGCACTGTATTCTAGCTTGGCATTCTTGCCTTCGGGGTGCTTTTTAGGTCTGCTGTTCTCCAGCCATTCCAGCTGTTCGGCACTGTAGGTAACCGGTTTGCTGCCCCCACCCCAATTGACTATCTTTACCGGTTCTATACCCAGATTTGTTTTTTCTAGTATTTTAAAGACTGCCAAACATTGGCTCCATCTATCAGGGTCCATCATGATACGAGCCGTAGTATGTGGTATTCTGCACTGTGTTTCCACAGCACGACCTACCCAAGACAGATCGTCAAATGCGGCATGATAGCTGAGACAGATATAGTCCGGGCGGCAGTCGTCCCAATAGTGTCCTGCACGAACTCCGTTAGAAGTTAGCCCTACAGTATGTCCTCGATCTAGAAATAGATTGATTAGATCTTTAAGCCAGGGACTGACTGTAGGTTCTCCGCCTGCAATACTTAACTGTATATTGGGATGTTGTTCCATTAGTTCTAGAGCAAATCGTTCGGCGTGCCGCCATTCATAATGATGATTCTTACCATTATGCAACATTGTAGGGCAATATCTACAATGATTGGTACAGATGTTGTTGATACACCAAGTCAGTTGAAATACCCGAGGTTTGTGGTTGCGTATTTCTATAAGATCAGCTTTGGTATTCATAGCTGATATTTACTTCTTTAGACTTGGGCTAAATATAGAAATTAGAGAACCCTTATCAGGATAACCTTGACCTATGAGTAATATTGATCCAACCAGAATTAATCCCCTGTTTCCCGTAAAAGGACAGGACAACCCGAGCCAGGGCTTTAGAGACAACTTTCAGGGCACAGTAGATGGCTTGACCGCTGCCCGTGACGAAATTGCGGCATTGCAAGAAAACCAAGTCAGCAAAGGTATTAGTACTGGCACACGCTTTGAAAATTCAGTAGATTTTAGCAATGACCTAGCGGGTGCAGAACTAACACAGCTACAGTTAAACGATGTTACCTATAGAGTCAAAGGATGGGGACAAGTTGATAGCGGCGATGTTACCATTAACTATCCTGAAGGTGCAGTGCATTACATGGAAGTTCGCCCTGCTACAACCAGTACTATCGTTGGCATTAATCTGCGTGAATTTCCGCCCCTACAGTACAGTAGCCTAAAGCTATACATCAATGTTGATAGCACAGCTACTAGAGTACAGTTCAACGATGTGTCTAGTATTACTAACGCTACTCGCTTGGTAAATTTTGCCGGCGGCATTATGTCGTTTGAGAACCAAGGCACATTTGGTATTGAAATTACCAGCTTGAACGGCTTGGAATATGAACTGGTAGATCTAGATCGTCGTAAGATTGATGCTACAGAGCAAACAGTCAGCGCCGTGGGTATCAGCGGTGACTTTGCAGATTTAGTCAATGTTCCTAACGCCAGTTCCAGTACCAAAGGTGTTGTACAGGTTGGCTATGGACTACAGGCCACTAACGGTGTGGTCAGCATCAACACAGCACAGATCGAAGCTATTGCTGCCTATGTAGATATCGCTACAACTGAAACAGCGGGTGTGGTTAAGATTGGTGAAGGCCTGGAAATTTTACCAGACGGCACATTAAATGCCGTGGCAACCAGCACTTATGTTCTACCCACTGCCAGTACTGGCACCTTAGGTGGCGTTAAGATTGGCAGCGGTATTGAAATTGACGTAGATGGCGTGATCAGTGTTGTCAGCGGATTCGGTGCTACTGGTCTAACAGGTGCTACTGGCACACAGGGCGTACAAGGTGGAACTGGAGCGACTGGCATTGGTTCGGGCAGTGCCAGCTCAACTTCAAACAGTATTTCTACAGGGCAGAAACAGTTTGCTCTAGACAATTTGACCAGCTTTGTAGTAGGTCAGCGTGTTCGTGCTAAGAACGTCAGCAGTTTAATTCCAGTCAATGATTGGGTAGAAGGACAGATTACAGATATCAACACAGGTTCTAACATTATTACAGTTAATGTTGATAGAACACAGGGTGTTAGTGTTGGAGTTACAACTTGGTTTGTTACAGTAGTAGGAGACCTAGGCAGTACAGGTGCAACTGGTCCCGTAGGACCTGCTGGTGCTACCGGTAGTGGTAGTACTGGTGCTACAGGACCACAGGGTTCTATTGGCGCACAGGGCTATCAAGGTGCTACAGGTGCCACAGGGCGCGGTGCCACAGGTGCCACAGGACCACAAGGCCCATTGGGACAAACAGGTGCAACTGGTCAAATGGGTGCTACTGGTGTCGGTGCAACTGGCTCTACTGGTTTAACTGGTGCAACCGGTCCAAGTGGCGGTCCAACTGGTGCCACTGGTTACGAAGGATCAACAGGTAGCACAGGTGCAACTGGACCTCAAGGTGAAATTGGTTCTACTGGTGTGCAAGGTGCTACAGGTTATCAGGGTGCAACTGGCGCTGTCGGTTCAACAGGTTTAACTGGCGCTACTGGTAGTGGTGCTACTGGTAGCACAGGTATTACAGGTAACGATGGTGCTACTGGAGCTACAGGCGAAACAGGTGCTACTGGTGCAGGCGCTACTGGTGCAACTGGTGCAGAAGGTCCGCAAGGAGCTACAGGTGCAATCGGCGAAACAGGTGCTACTGGTGCAGGAGCAACTGGTGCTACAGGCGAAACTGGTGCGACTGGTGCTCAAGGACCAGCTGGTCAGGACGGTATTATTGGTGTTGATGGCGCAACAGGACCTATTGGTGCTACTGGTGCCGCAGGTGTTGATGGTGCTACTGGTGCTACTGGACCTGCTGGTGCTACTGGCGAAACTGGTGCTACTGGACCTGCCGGAACAGGCGGTAATTTAAGCACATCAAGTAAAGTTTTAATTTCGGATTTAAGAGCTACATACGGTATCGGTCTTGCTAATCCTGGAATATTTTTTGTTGATGATACATCAACATATCTTTCAACTACTTCAAACACACTATATGCTACTAATAGAATTCGAGCACATACCGGTATTAACGGGCCGAGCGGAGAATATCTATACGTCGATGGCATAACATTTGAAACTGATTATATTGAAGATCATGACGGTCCGCAATTTCAGTTTAGATACGGCGGTGGATTTTTAGGTCAAGCATCGGTATTCAATGTGTTTTCTGAAGATAGTCAATTCTCCGGAAAACTTACTGCTACCGGCCAACTAGTTGCAAATGATGGTGCAAATTCTACTTCAACAACTACAGGAGCGTTAGTAGTTAATGGCGGCGTTGGCATTACTGGAAATTTAAATGTTGGAGGAGATTCTACAGTTAATGGTGTGTTAACCGTTAATGATTTTATTAGTGCAACCAGTTTATCTAGTGCAGGAAACTTAGATATATACTCTGGTTATGATCTATCATTAGAAGCATTAAACAGCATAGCAATTCTAGGCGGTGCAAATTTTGCTGGACCAGGTAGTACTATCCAGTTACTTGCAGGTGCAGGTGGAGAAAGTTCCATTGACCCTGAAACATTACCAGGTGAGAAGGGCGGAAGTATATCTATTTCGGGAGGCGCTGGCGGTAACGGATTTGGCGGTTTTGGCGACGGTGGAGATGTATTAATTTCTGGCGGAACTGGTAATAATGACGGTTATGTTTGGATCAATAACTTTAGACTACCTAATACAAACGGAACAACTGGTCAAACACTTGTTGTGACTACTGCATCTGGAAGCACTGCAACATTAGGTTGGTCCACTATTTCAGGATCAACTGGTGCTACTGGACCAACAGGTAATGACGGTGCTACAGGTGCTACTGGTAATGACGGTGCAACCGGATCTGTCGGATTTGACGGTGCAACTGGTGCTACAGGTTTAACTGGTGCTACTGGACCTCAAGGTATTCCAGGTACTGCAAGTGCAATGGGTGGGACTGGTGCCACTGGCGAGTTTGGATCCACAGGTGCTACTGGACCGCAGGGTGCAACAGGTAGCGGAGCAACAGGTGCCGAAGGTGCAACAGGACCAACTGGACCTGCAGGTGCTACCGGCGCACAAGGCGCAACAGGACCGCAAGGTGCAACTGGAATTGGTTCCACTGGTGCTACTGGCGCACAGGGCGAAACTGGTGCTACCGGACCACAAGGCGAAGGTGCTACTGGTGCAACTGGTATAGGTTCAACTGGTGCTACTGGCGCAACTGGCGCACAGGGACAGCAAGGTGAAACTGGTGCTACTGGCGCTACAGGTTTAACTGGTGCTACAGGTCTATATGTTATCAGTGCAACAGTTACTGGAACAGTATTGAGCTTTACTCTTAACAACAGCAGTGTCCTTACTGCGGGTAGTGTTGCAGGCGCAACTGGTTCAACAGGACCTGCAGGTGCAACTGGCGCTGAAGGAACCTTTGGTGCTACTGGTGCTACCGGTCCAGACGGTGCTACCGGTCCAGAAGGATCTACAGGTGCTACAGGTCCACAAGGTGCTACAGGTATCCAAGGTGCTACTGGAGAGCAGGGCGCAACAGGTGCAGGTGCTACTGGTGCTACAGGTATCCAAGGTGCAAGCGGATTGCCGGGTAGAAATGTTACAACTGCAACTATTACAAACACAAATCTAATCTTTACACTGAGTGATTCTAGTGAGATTAATGTTGGAAATGTTACAGGTGCAACAGGTGCAACAGGAGCTGGTGCAACAGGAGCTGAAGGCCCAATAGGTGCTACTGGTGGATTAGGTGCAACTGGTGCTACTGGTATTCAAGGACCGTTAGGCGGTAACGGAGGTACAGGTGCTACAGGTGCTACTGGCGGATTAGGCGCTACCGGCGCTACCGGATTACAAGGTCCGACAGGTGAAACTGGTGCTACAGGACCAGAAGCTCGTGCATTTATTCTGTATAGTACTTCTACAATGAGTTTATCGACCGGTTCGACTACCTTTGGTTTTGTAGATATCAACGGTAATCCAGAACGCGGCGGTTATATTCAAGGTATGCGTGTGCGTGTAGGGGGATTAAACTCTGTACCTTACGTATATATGGAAGGTCTTGTTACTAACATCAATGATCCTGCCGCAACAATGACCGTTCTAGTTGATCGAGTTTATGGTACTGGATCAACTTCAAGCTGGTTTATTAGCCCAACAGGTGATGTAGGTGCTACTGGCTTAGGTTATTATGCAACTTCTAACTCTTCTCAGAGTTATCCGTTTGCAAACACATTAAGTTTTACTGTAGTTGAATCCGATACTGCTTTTACTTCGGGTAACAGAATTCGTGCTATTGCTAAAGATAATGCATCGTACCTAACATACCTCGAAGGATCATTGACTAAAAATGGTACGTCGTACTCAGTTACTGTTGATGAACAGTTTAGAGAAGATGGAGAAACATTAACTACATTTAGCTCATGGACTTTTGCAATCGCAGGTAGTAGAACTACTAATAGTGCAACACAATTAATTTTATTGAGTACTTCATCTGCGGCAAATACTGCAACTGGTGCGTTGGTTGTTAAGGGTGGCGTAGGAATTGGTAAAAATATTTACTCAGGTAGTCTGCAAGGTTTAGGTACTAGATCTGTTTATTCTACGCAACAAGGTGAATTAACTAATACATCATCTGATGAAAATTTAAAGAAGAATATAACTTCTTTTGATATGGGGCTAACTGCTACTATTGCACTAAGCCCTGTCTATTACAATTGGAAAGATGAAGATAAATTCGGATCACAAAGAGAAGTAGGATTTATTGCACAACAAGTACAACAAATCCTACCAGAGGCTGTTGGAATTAATGCAGACGGAACACTAAGTTTAGATTATCCTAGATTAGTTCCAATGCTAGTTAATTCTATTAAAGACTTAAAAACTCAAATAGACGATCTAACTACAAGAGTTCAAAACTTAGAATCTAGGTAATTAAATGAGTGAGAGCAGGATCTGCTCTTGCTCATACAGTACCTTTAGCTGATCTAGCGCCTCTCCATAGTACTTGGTTACACGAACTGCAAGGCCGCCTGCCTCTTTCCAGCCTTGACAATTATCAAGTCGGTCATCAACTAAGATATCACCAGGTTTGGTATGATTGCGTTTGTCCTGACTATATGGACCAAAATGCACAGGAATATCTGGATAGCGCTCATGTGCCCACATTACTTTATCATAGTAGGCCCAATGGATATCATTATAGTGCGGAACCGCAGTTAGAAATATCAATTCCCAACCTAGTTCATCACGAAACTTTCGAGCAAGTTCGACCAGCTCGTCGGCACGTTTCATTTTTGGTAGGTTACGGAATATTCGTTGATGGCTACGAATTTTTGCCCAGTCACTAGGCGGATAAGGTTTTTCTGGGTACTCAGAAACATATCCGACTAATTCGGCTGCACCTGCTTCCCAATCGGCTACAACGCCGTCCATGTCTAAGTAAATTGTTCTCATAGTTTATTATAGCATAAACTAAGAAAAAATCAAATACTTAATTGCTCATCTTTTAAATTGCGAACGGCGTCTATTAGCTTTCCTACATATCCGTCATTGCGTAGGCTTTTAAATGCAAGGTTGGCGGGATTCATTTCTCCGCTTTTATCTAGTCCTGCCTGCCGGAACGATCTCAGTAGATCTTTTACAGAGATACAGACGGAAAGTTCTCTAGTTGCTATTGCTTTGTCGATAATCCTTTCCCAAAGCTCAACTAATCTCATTACTTCTTTTTTATCGTATCCTGCCTTAATTGGTACTGGCTTTTTAAGCCATTCGCCGCGTACTACAGAGTAAGTAGAACCAGTTACGGGCTCATCAACATCTTCTGCGTATAATTCTACAGGTACTCCGTGAATCGAAATATCGTGAGTTGAACGCCATAAATCTCTTTTAGTTTTAAACAGTTGATCTATTCCCATATCACACTTAACTTTGTCATACGGAACAACAAGATGTAGATCTAGATCGGAATATTTGGTGTAGTTAAAATTTGCTTGACTACCTGTAATAATAACATCCATTAATGTTACATTGATATCTAAAAATTTATAGTACTCTTTAGCAATCTTTAGTAACGCTACTCGAACATCAGATCGTAGGTGTTCCCCGTCCCAAATGTCTGGATTTAGTGTATTATGGATATCAATAGGATCAGTGAATTCAACAACGCTCATACCATTTATTTATTTTAGTAAATATCTGAATGAGTAATAGTAGTTTAGCAGGACATATTTTAGTATCGCAACCTAGGAGCGAGGATCCTTATTTTTCTAAAAGTGTTATATTAGTAGCCAAGCACGGCCCACAGGGTGCATGGGGTATTATGATTAATAAATCAACACCTAACTTAACATTAGGCACAATAATGCAGGCAGTAGGGATTGATTCAAATAAACAGGATAGAGTTTATGTTGGAGGGCCTGTAGATACACATAGAGTATTCATTGTTCATAGTATGGACTGGCAAAGTCACAATACTATACAGGTTACTAGAGATATAGGAATAACGAACGAGATGCAGGTGTTAGCCGCAATTAGCACCGGAGAAGGTCCTGCACTATATAGGACCTGCGTAGGAAGTGCAGGATGGGGACCGGGACAATTAGACGGTGAATATAGAGGAGAGCCACCCTGGAAAACGGCAAATAGATGGCTAGATGCTCCTGCTACCATAGAATCTGTGTTTAGCCTTAGTCAGGATGATCAATGGCAAAAGTGCATTGAATTAGTTGCACAACACAAAGTTTCTTCCTGGCTTTAATCCTTTTCCGGACTAAAACTACTTAAAATATCCCTAACACTTCTCATTGTAGGTTGTGCCTGTTTAGGTTTAGGCGCAGACAAACCTTTAGTCATATCAATTTCACCAGTTTCTGGATCTACATTAGTAGCAGTTACAACACTGGTCTTTTTCAATCCGTCGATTAGCGCATTACTGGCCGCACTACGCTGTTGGCTAAAACTATTTTCTTCTTCGTCTCCAAGATCTTTGATTCTAAGACTGTCGATATCAAATTCTAAGTCAAGTTTTTGTCCAACACCCGATGACGAACGTGTCTTCATAAACTGAATTTGATAACGTCCTCGCTCACGCATAGCACGACTGGTAAAGATACCAATAACGTTGTCAGCAGTTTGAATCTTACTTAAACCGCCCGAAATGTGACTGTGATCGAATTCAACTTCTTCAACGGCAGCACGGTTTAACTGAGCGGCAGTTACTACTACACATTGAGTTTCCATAGCTAGGTTACGCAACTCTTCCGAAACATATTTGTCTTTAACAAACAGGTCACTAGGGCTAACTTTAACACTTAATGGCATCATTAAGTCTAGGTAATCAACTAATAGAACATCTGGCTTCTTACCTGTTTTAACTTGATATTCTTTTAGGTAAGATCTCAAATCATTACAGTTTTTGCCGGATGGTAGATACTTGATCTGCATTCCGCCTGCACGTTTGCCTGTAAGTTTAACCTTCATTTCAACATCATCAAGATTCTTAAAGATGTCTTTTGATGCCACACCGGTTAGCATACTATCCACACGCATACCTACTAACTCTTCACTAAGTTCGAAGGTAAAGTAAATGACATTTAAGCCTGCGAGAGCAAAATTAACACCAAGATTAGCCAAGAACAAGCTCTTACCACCGCCCGAGCCAGCACACCAAATATTGAGTTCGCCTCGCTTGAAACCTCCATAGAGTTTCTTATCGATACTAGGGTATCCAGTAGATATTTGACCATTATTATCTTTCAATTTCATTAAACGAGCACGGGGATCTGCCCAGTAGTCTGTGCCCATGTCTTTGTTTAGACTAATCTGAATAGCGTCCTTGATTAGTTTTTCAACTGGACTGTATTCTCCCTTTTCCAGCATGTCTGCTGACTTTAGAATAGCACGTTCCAATCCTTTGTGCCTACTAAAGTTTTCAAACTCATCCATTAACCAATCATAGTTTTCTTTGGGTAATGTTACAGATTGAAAGTCAGTTTGACATGAAGCATTAACAATACTAACTTCAGGCATGACCTTGTAATCATCTACATACTTTGTGATGAAAGAGGATGCATCTTGGTATCTCTTGTCAAAGTTCTCTGGGTCAAAAATATTTTGACATCGAACAAAAGTCTCTGCATCGGATAGGAACATCTCTAAATAGAGTTTTTGCATGTCTGCGTTATAGTTAGGTTTCGTCATCTTCTAGTGCTTCTAATTTCTTTTGATATAGTTTTATTTTTATCTCGTTAGTCTCTACATAGTGCAGAATACTGAATAAAGTATAAAGCCTGCCGTATTTTTTTACAGCATCCGCAGAGTCCTTTATGTCGTCTTCCCACTGCGGTATCGACACTGCCCAGCCTTGTTCGAGTGCATATTGCACTAACTTAGCGCCAGGCTTATCTCTGTCAGGCAGTACAATAACTTTCTTGCCAAGGCGATTAATCCTAGCAATCTGAGTAGTGTTGGGCTCGTTAGTCATAATTGCCACGCCATCTATAGCAATAGCATCAAATTGGCCTTCAACTACAATTACATATTCTCTAGAGTCAGTCTGGCGATCAACATTGAATACATATCCGCTTTGACTGTCTGTGAGGTATTTGGGCTTACCAGGTTTGATTTTACGCCCAGTATAGCCCACTACCACTCCGTCCTGATAGAAAGGGATCATCACTCGATCGCGGTACCCGTTTTCACTAGACCACATCCAAGGATACCAGTCAAGTTCCATTCCTCTACCAGTAAGATAATCAACTACTGCTATTACTTCATCATTTGGCTCAGCCTCCAGCCATTCTAATATTGACCTACAGTCTCCCGGCAAAGTTCTGGGCTCTTGATGAAAGTTAATAGTGGGTTTAGCCACTGGTTGATCCTCTTTGGATCGCAATGCCTCAAGATTCAGTTTATTAATTTCATCACTTGGCATTCCCATCCAGTTGAATAAGCTCTTGGTATTCTTACTTAACAACCTTCCGGGTGTCCAGCCTGCTTTGAATCCACAGTTAAAACAATGATATTGGAATCCTTCGTTGCTGAACAGCACGCCACCACGCTTTCTTGTATCTTGATGATCTCCATTGTGATGGCAACAGACTGCGTTAAAACTTATCCAGCCGCTAGGAGTTGTCTTCCTTTTAGGAGGCAAGAAAGTTTGTACGGAAGCCTGTATGAGATTCATACATATATTTTAGCTTCGCACAATTAGCTTGTCAATTTTTCCGTTAGGATAATAAGCCGTTCCGGGAGTAGGATTGCCCGGCATTTCAGGACTGTAGAAGTTTAATAGTCCGGGAAGATCGGAATTGTCTGGGTACCATTTAACACGAACATCACTCCAAGTTCCTTCGGCGTTGGCATAATCAACGCCGGTGAAGTTGGTATAAGTTTTGGTTTCTAAAGTTGCATAGTTACCGAAGTTCGAAGGAGCATTATCCAATGTTGCCTGCACTTCTACGGTTCCTGTATAGTTGGTAAAGTACATGGCAACGGTAGTCAATTGACTGGCTTCTGGATTAGCACGTAGGTTGCCGGAGTAAAATTCGTATCGGTTAGGTTCTACATCTCTATTGGCAAAATACTTGAAAGAAGTTGT